CGGTAGGGGCGGTCAAAATCTCTACGACCTGTTTTCCCGGAAAACGGCGCGGGGTCTTCTTCGCAAAAATTGCAATTCAAACGGGGTATTAAACCCAGCCCGATAAGACAAGGAGTGATTGACGTGGCAAAAGACGGAACCAATCGCGGCGGGCGGCGTGTAAAAGCAGGCTCCAAACCTGACGCCCTCGCCGACAAAATCACAAGAGGAGCACCGGCAAGGCGCATGGAGCTTCCCGACTTCACAGACGACTTAACTGACCTCGATACAGAGAACATCGGTGACGGCGTGGAGCTCGAAGGCATGGATATGCCAAGCCCGGACGACTACCTATCTGCACAGCAGAAGGACGGCAAGCCGCTGGGCGCAGATGAAATCTATAAGGAAACATGGCTGTGGCTCAAGGAGCGCGGCTGCGACAGGCTCGTAAACAAGCGCCTACTCGAAAGCTACTCCGAGGCCTTTGCCAGATATATTCAGTGCTCCGAGGCGGTCAGCAAATACGGCCTGCTCGGAAAACACCCGACTACGGGAGCTGCGATTGCGAGTCCATTCGTGCAGCTCTCTCTTAATTTCCAGAAGCAGGCCAACCTGCTCTGGTATGAGATTTACGACATTGTAAAGCAGAACTGCACCGAGCCATTTGAAGGCAGTCCGCAGGACAGCGTGATGGAGCAGCTGCTTCGAAGCAGGAGGAACATGTAAATGAATACAGAAAGATTTGAACAGGTACCTATAGATAAGCTGGTACCCTACGCCCGGAACGCCAGAACGCATTCCAAGGAACAGATCGCGCAGCTTAGAGCTTCCCTTCGGGAGTTTGGCTTTGTTAGCCCTGCGGTCATTGACGCGGACTATAACATCCTCGTCGGACACGGACGTGTACAGGCTGCCCGCGAGGAAGGCTATGAAAACGTGCCCTGCGTCTTTGCCGAGAACCTGACGGAAGCCCAGAAGCGAGCATATATCCTTGCGGATAATCAGCTGGCGCTCAATGCCGGATGGGATGAGGAAATGCTGTCGGTCGAATTATCCGACCTGCAGGATCAGTCCTTTGACCTCTCGCTCCTTGGCTTTGATGCCGGTGAACTCGACAAGCTCCTCGGCACCGAAAACGAAAAGGACATCGCCGATGACGACTTTGACCTGACTTCCGCTTTGGAGAAGGCTTCCTTCGTGGAGCCCGGCGACATCTGGACAGTCGGCAGGCACCGCCTCATGTGTGGCGACGCCACTTCTCCGGAAGATGTGGAAAAGCTCATGGACGGCAAGAAAGCAAACCTCATCCTGACCGATCCTCCTTACGGCGTATCCTTCAAAGCCTCGGACGGTCTGACGATCCAGAACGACTCCTTAAAGGGCGAGGAATTTTACAAGTTCCTTCTGGCGGCATTCAAGAACATGGCTGACCACCTCGAAAAAGGCGGAGCGGCCTACTGCTTCCATGCAGACACCGAAGGCCTCACCTTTAGGAAGGCATTCATTGACGCAGGCTTCCATCTCGCCGGTGTGTGTATCTGGGTAAAGAACAGCCTCGTGCTCGGTCGCTCCGATTATCAGTGGCAGCATGAGCCGGTGCTCTACGGATTTTTGCAAAACGGCAAACACCCGTGGTATTCCGACAGAAAGCAGACGACCATCTGGAACTATGACAAACCAAAGCGTAATAAGGATCACCCGACCAGCAAACCGCTGGATCTTCTGGGCTATCCTATAAAGAACTCCTCTCAGGAGAATTCTGTGGTCATTGATACATTTGGCGGCTCCGGCTCCACGCTCATGGCCTGCGAACAGCTCAACCGTATCTGCTGCATGATGGAGCTTGATCCGAAATACGCCTCTGTCATCCTCCGGCGCTATGTGGAGGATACTGGCGATACGGAAAATGTGTATGTAGTAAGAAACGGCGAAAAGCTCTACTACTCCGCTCTGGCAAAAGAGGTCGAGACCTCTCCGACGGCGGGTGTATAGTACACAATTTCTGCCCTGTATATTTGTCGATTATATTCCTTTGAAATATCGAGAAAACGCTTGCTATATAAGGCTTTCAGAGTGATGTATATACATGCCAAAAGGCACAGCCAAAAACCACATTTGAAAAACGGAGGTACACACAATGAAAGCAAACTACAACGTAACCGGAAAAGAAAGAAAAGCACTGGTCGCAGCCATCGCAGAGCTCACCGGCGACAAGGCAGTCTACAAGTTCATGCCCACCTGCGCCTTCGAGATCGGCGACATCACGGTCGACAAGGAAGGCGGCGTCACCTGCGAGGACGCGGACAAGCTGGAGCGCCTGATCCACAACCTCATCGCGGACGGCTTCACTCCGGCTGAGGAAATCGAAAGCACCGACGAGGAAGCCACCGCAGAGGAACCGGAAGCGGACGAAGGCACCGGCCTCACGGTCAGCCTCCCGCTGGAGAAGGCTGCGGTCGGAAACCTCACCAACCTCCTAACCGCCAAGGAAAGCCTCATCAAGAAGGCACTCGGCATTGACGATCTCGGCATCGAGATCACAGAGGATAAGGTCACCTTCCCTTGGTTTTCCGAACTGCCGGAGCCGGAAGCAGTCAAGGCTTACACCCACTTCATCGCAGCCCTTTGCAAGATGAGTAAGGATTTGAAGCGGGTAAGCGCCACCGAGAAGGAAGTCGACAACGAGAAATACGCCTTCCGCTGCTTCCTCCTGCGGCTTGGCTTCATCGGAAACGAGTACAAGGCCGAGCGCAAGATTCTCCTTCAGAACCTTTCCGGCAACTCCAGCTGGAAGAACGGCGCACCGGAAAAGGAGGTGGCGGCATGCGAATGATAAAGCAGCACGAGCTTGAAGCGCTCCGCCTGCGCTACCCGGCAGGCACCCGCGTGGAGCTTCTTCAGATGGACGATGTGCATGCTCCACCCATTGGCACCAAAGGAACGGTTACGGGTGTCGATGATACCGGAAGCCTTATGGTGAACTGGGATAACGGCTGCGGCCTGAACGTGATCTACGGCATCGACTTTGCCAGGAAGGTGGTGGACTAAGATGGATGAAAAAGTAAAAGAGCAGATCCTCGCCATCCGGGACACCGGCCTCACGAATATGTTTGATGTCACCGCCGTCCAGCGGCTGGCCTACGAGAGAGACTTCTACGAGCTGGTTCTCTACCTTGAGGATCACCGGTCAGAATACGCAAAATTTATCCTGACCGGCGAGGCGTAAACTACACAATTACGGCCTCGGATATTCCCGCAGGATTGTCACATATATTCTCCGAATTAACTTGCTATTACAGGCGTTCAGAGTGATATATGTACATACCAAAAGGAACACAGAACAAGGAGGAAACCACCATGAAGTACACAATCGAAGCCATTGAGAACGCAAAGCCCGGAATGAAATGGGACGAGATCGGATGCCACTGGACACTCGGACAGGCCTACCTTTACAGCAAGGAAGCCGGAAACGACCTGCCGAACTTCGCCGAGGTCATTTGGGACGACGACATCGAGACGATCCTTTCCGACTGCAGGAAGCTGGGAGTGAAGGAATTCACGATAAGCTCCACCTTCTCCAGCCTGATCGAGACCATCGCCCGCTTCGAGGAGCTCGGCTGCACCTTGGACGGCATCGTCAGAGTCAAGGAACGCTACACCCACTTCGGAAGCGACGACCGCGCCCTGATCCCGGCTTTCAAGATGACGGTAAAGGAGGCGTAAACCATGTGGAGCGAAGGAACAATCGGAATACCGGATGCAAAGGACAAAGGAAAATACACGGTTTGCCACTACTGGGTAAAGCACTACGAGGAGCCCAGCGAGGAATATGGGATCAACGGCGGGAAGATTTCAAAGCTGATGATCAAGATCAACGGAACCGTCACAGCCAACTACGACAGAGGCTGGGACATCGAGCCGGAGGATGAGCCGACGCAGCTCGCCTACATGATCCTCCTGCAAAACTACAACTAAAACCCCTGAGAATGAATATTCCGGGAGACTGAGCCGCAGGGCTCTTTCTCTCGTACTGATACCAAGAATCGCATGCCGAACACGTCGGCTGGCGGTCTTTTATTTTGCCCGGAAGGAGGCGGCTTTCATGCCAATGCGAAAACTGAAAAACTACAAGCCGACCCGCTTCATGGCCGAGTCCTCTCACTACAGCAAGCAGATGGCGGATTTTGCTGTGATGTTCATCGAGCAGCTCTGCCATACCAAAGGCACATGGGCGGGAAAGCCCTTCGAGCTTATCGACTGGCAGGAAAGAATCATCCGCGACCTGTTCGGAACGCTGAAACCAAACGGCTACCGCCAGTTCAACACGGCCTACATCGAGATACCAAAGAAGATGGGCAAGTCAGAGCTTGCCGCTGCGGTCGCCCTGCTTCTTTGCTGCGGCGACGGAGAGGAACGCGCCGAGGTCTACGGCTGCGCTGCCGACCGCCAGCAGGCCACCATCGTTTTTGATGTGGCTGCGGATATGGTCAGGATGTGCC